CGTTTCACCGTACAACGACATTATTAAATGACTATTTTCTGTTGTGTATTCTTTGCCCAACTCGATAAACATCGCCGCAATAATCAAATCGTAAAACGCCGCACGCCACACAAATGATGTTTCACTAACAAAGCCAGCGCGTTCAGCCGTGTCAGAAGCCTTCCACTTAAAAAAAACATTGGCACAAATTGGCGTTAATTGTTGATAGTGCGTTAGATAAAACGGATGGCTGGCATAACTCACGAATGAGTCAAAAATAAGAGTGTCTAATCTATTGCGTGTGACTTCATCATGGTCTGCAAAATCATCGAATGTCTGCATCATACGCCACACAATCAACAGCCAATTGATTGAACAATCAGATAACTTTAAGCTGATTAAATGCGCGTGTAGGCTTTGTTCGTGAGTCATATCATAATCACTCTAAATACGCTTTAGATTAACACTAAATCAAAGTTACCGCTAACGTCATTATTCGCGTTAGTAGTCACTACCTGCATTTTAATCAGCGACAAGGCAGGGCATTTAATCGGTGGTTGTTTTGACTTCATAAACGCCGTTGCACCGCCCGTGAATAGATGAACATTGTCTTTCATGTTGAACACGCCACCGCTAGGCTTGACCATTAGCCTAACTTCAACTTGCGCCCCTGCCGTTGCTGAATAGAAAGACGCGCCCCAATTAGTGAGGTAACCCGTCTTGCCTGTGGGTATCAGATATAAGCCTAATTGACTTTGATTGATACCGATTGCAATACTAATCAGCAAAGGCAAACCACCACCTGTTGCAGTGCCCGTAATCGTACCAGCATTGGCCGCGCCGCTACCTGCCGTTGCTACCAATGCACGACTGATAAAAATATAGCTATTCGCTGTAGGCACGTTAGTCGCGCCTAACAATGTAATCGTTTCGCTTACTTCATTATTGCTACCATCAATACCTGTGATAGTAACCGTTCTTGCGCCCGTACCAGCCGCAGTATCTAACGCGCTAGACGATGCAAAATTGACAACACTTTCCGCTGTTGCTTGAACATACAATCCACCTTGCGCCCACAAATCTTCTGTACCCGCGTCAACATCGGCATTGCGCCCAAACTTATTAACGTGTGAGATTGTCGGATAAAACCCGCGTGCTATGTCAAGATAATCATCAAGTTTATCATCCAAGTTTGAAAGGGTAGCGTCCATAGCTGTTAGGCTTGCATTTGCCGAAGTCTGCAAAGCGCTTGTAGCAAGTACGACCTCGACTTCACTACTGTTTACAATCGTTACGCGCCCAGTCATAAAGCCACCGTATAATTAATGAGATATTGGCCTTTGATGTGGCCACGCTCAGGATTGATGTAAAAGTCTACACTGCCAGCTTTTGGCGTGCAAAACAGAATGATTCTTTCGTAAATTACTTCTTCTTCGGGTCTTGTGTATGACGCACCCACTGGCGTTATTTGTGCCATAACTAACGAACTTGTCGTTATATCAGCATCAATAACATTGATAACCGCATCTTGAATATAAGTAGAGCCTACGTCAACAATCGTCTGCTTTGTTAAAACTTGGTTTGTTTCTAGTACGTCAACACGCGAATCCAAAGCCGCTATATCGGCTGTAAAGTCAGTATATGCCGTTGTTGTGCCGCCCATGCCCTGCCACAACTGATATAACCACGTCCTTTCAGCACGAGTCAATGTTGTAAAAATAGGCATTGGTGATGGGACAGTACTCATGTTGACCCAACTTTAACATCAATAAAACCACTCATTAACACGGTTTTAACAGGTGCGCTACCGAACACTTTATAAACCCTGTCGCGTGAGCTGCCAAGCCTTGCCCACATTGTACGGTTTTTACGTTGACCAATAACACCTAGACTGGCTTCACGTGGTGTGATGTAACTATGGCCGCCATCGTCGCTATACGTCAGATAGCATAGCGGGTCGCTACCATCTTCAAGCCCTACGCCCGTTTGAAAGTTAAGCACCACTTCATTGTGCCTTACGCGCTTATAGTCGCTGATAATATGCGCTGTCGTGCGACTCCAAACTATTGGCAATCCGCCATCGGTGTGCGTCTCATCATCTAACTCATAAAGCACGCCACTAACAAAATCACCGACTAGATGCTTACCGAACGCGAACGCATAACACGATGCGCGGTCACGGCCTAGACTGTATGTTTCACGCACTGACCAAGCCATATCGTTGTCGCCAATTGACGCATCATAAACTAAGGTTTTGTTATCAGTCGGAAAAGTTAGCACATAAAAACTATGGCCGTTTTTCTGATATGTATAAGCAAGCGCATCATCAATGCGAGTTAGCGAATTAATAAGATACTCAATACCGCGATTAGAGATGATCTGTGGCGTGTATTGATTGAGCTTGTAAACAAGGCCATGCCCATGGCTTGTGCGACCAAGAAAGAATACTGTGTTATCAAGCTTGGCAACACTTAACGCCGCAGCGCACCCGACTTCCATCGTCGCGCCTTCACGCCGCGATAGTGGGAATGTCGCATCGCCGCTATCAAACCATACAGTCGTAACGCGCTCGCCAAACAAAATCAATTCTTGATGATCAACAATATGCGTTACTAGATTGTCGGGGTCAGCTTCGTCGCTCGCAAAGTCTAGTGCGTCAAAAATGGTAAAGTCGTTAAGCGCGGATATATAAAACTGTTGTGTATTGGGGCGCACAAATACGCCATAGCCGTCTAAATAATCAACCCGTGGCGAGCCGTAGAAAGCAGGGTCTGTTATTTGAGATAGTGCCAGTGTTGAGGTGTTATAGACATAAGCCTTATTTTTTACGCCGCTATTAAAGCAGACTTGACCCGCATTGTTGGCCGCGATAGTAGTATCAAACTCTAAATCAACCGCGCCAATTGTCGTGTAGCTAAAGTCGTTTAATACTTTGTAAAGGTACGCTCCTGCAACCACATACAACACGCCTCTGAACTCGGCCATTCCGTAAATAGGGGCAGTCGGCAAAGTTAGAAATGCTAGTTTGCCGTCAACGCGATATAAAGTCAGTTTGTTTTCTTCTGACAGGTCAACTTCAAGAAACATATTGACTGTTTCTTGTGTGTTTTGGTTTGCGCTAAACCCTTTGTGTTGACCGCCTAGAAAGTTGAATTTCATTAAAATCCACCGCCCATAATGAATGTTTTAGAGCCTGATTGCTTCATGCCGTTTGGTAATAATGCGTCAAATCGCGCAAGTGGTACTGACACCATAGACCGCATGACAATAGCTTTTGACTCTTGCGCCATTAGTGCCAATTCAGGCGATACAGTAAATCCAAACTCAGGACTAATCTCAACAGCCAAGTTGAATTTCATTGCGCGAATCCACTCAGGCGGATAAGGCAAATCGTCGGCTAATGTTAAATCAGTAGCGGGTCTAATGTTGTCTAGCGTCAAAGTGCCATTGGCAGGTACGGGAAAAAGATAAATAGTCGATAGAGGGTTATCAGGTTTTAATACGATATATTCTGGAATTGAGCCGATATTTTTAATACCAATATCTTGATAATCAGAATAATCTAAAAACGACAAAGGGTAGTCTTGGCCGCCACTTGTCCAGTGCGCGTTATAAATAGCAGTAGGGCGCGTGGTGTTAATGTCACCGCCAACACCGATGGTATAAGACGTTGAGCCGTTGCAAGTGTGAGTGACTTTGCCAGTTGACGCAGATAAGAAGCGAGACGCACCCCATGAGCCGAGCATCAAATTCAACGCTTCCAGCGCATCGCTAGACTCGTCAGCCGCAGGTGTTTCACTAGAGGAAATAGCACCTATTAAGCGCAGCGTGGCGCGAATTAAATCAGCAGTGACCATGCTACACCTACATAAAAGAGTGACTCATCCTTGAGTCATGGGAGAATTACAATTGATGAACTAAACGACACGCCAACTCAGGATATAACGCAGCCATGCCATGCAAGATGTCAAAACGGCTTTTCCATTGGCCGTTATCGCCATCGAACCAACGCACAAAGCGCATAGAGATATTGCCGAAACGCTCACGGGCTGCCATGTCCACGCCTTTCGGAATGTCCAAATCAGCCGACACGAAAGTAAACGCATCTTTGTGAAATGCCAAGTTTTGACCGTAGGCAGTTGCAGAAGTCCCAAGCACAACAATGGCAGAACCGTCAGCGATACGATTAGAACAGTTTTGATAAGCACCACCAGCGATAACACCAGGCGACACAGTGATTGTTGAATTACCCGAACCATCGGTTACAGTGTTTGCAGTTACAACAAAACGTTTTAATACGCCCGTCGGGACTTTAGTCTCAGGATGAACTTCATAACAGCCTGCAAACGTGATTGTGTCACCCGCGTTAAGCACTGTAGTCGTAACAGTCCAGCCGTCTGTGATGATTGCCGATGTTGCTACATACGCATTGTCAGCACCAGTAGAGCCTTGAGTCGCGCCATTTGTTAATGGCGTGCCACCATAAGTGCCAGTGGTATGAACTGGGATCATCGTGTTCTCAAACACGTCAAAGCCACCAGTGCGACCCACCATACCTTCACGATATTGGTCGTCAATATTGCTTGAGCTTTGAAATAAGCCTTTAACAGCATCGCTAAACTCAACGCGGCTAGACGGGTTTAGCAAGAACGTACGGTCAGATGATGGGGCAAGGTTTTCAGTGAGTTTCTGACCTGCTTGTTGGAACTTTTTGTAATCAATCTGTGTTGAAACAGTACCGACAGCGTTAGGCACAGATTTATACATGGCCAACATTGCACTGTATTCGATGTCAGAGGCCAATTGATTCATAGCAGGCTTGAGGAACTGCTCGCTAAAATCATTCAAGCTCATGGTCAATTCGGTATCAGTAATCGTACAATCCACGCCTTTAATCGTGGCAACTGGCAACGATACTTTACGCTCAACCATGTTTTGCGCGCTGTACGTCGAACCTGTACGCACAGTAAATTTATTGGGTAAACGAACATCTAAGTTAGTACCAATTTTTGCACCATTGACAGCGAAACGGCTATCATATTGGCGGTTGATTTTGGTTAAAAAATTAGATTGAGCGTGCAAAATGCGCAACGCTTCTTTAGTGATGATACTAGGGGTTAAAATGCTATTAGCCATGATGATGCTCTCTTAACGCTTCTCAGCGTTTCTTTTGTCGTAATTGGTCGTTTCGCCACTTCATCCACTCGTCAATATCCGCAGGGGGCGAACTATTGCTAGCACCACCTTGAACGGGTTTAACTGGAGCGGGTGCTGTGGACACCGTTTTGGGTTTTGGTACGCTTGTGCGTGCTGCAATCTCGCCAATAGCAATAAGCTGTTGGCTTGGTGATAATGCGGCAATACGATAAGCCTCCGAAACATTCTTGCCCAACATATACGCAATCTCTGCGCCTTTCGGATGTTGTGCGACTGCTTCAAGTGCCATCGGTGCAAATTCAATACTGGCGACTTTGTTAAAAGCTTCGTCAAAATCAGGTGCAACACTACGCACTTTATCCACTTTGCTAACCCACTCTTGGGCGACTATTTGCGCTTGAGTTTGTTGTGCTTGTTGGTTTTGCGTTGTTTGCTTCTCTAACTCTTTTTCGTACTTAACTTGAGCTTTAACGTAACTATCTAAATCCTCAAACTGGCTTATATCAGGCTCTTGCAGCATTGGGGCTGTTTGCGCCTTGAATGTTTCCAGTTCGGCTTTTAGTTTGTTAATTTCGGCTTGCTGTTCGTACTTTTGACGAGTAATTTTATCAATGCGCTTTTTTACGCCATTCGGTAGGCTTGAATCGTCATCTTCATCTTCTTGTTTATCCGCTTCAACTTTTGGCTGTTCGCCTTCGGTTTCGACTTCTTCAACAATCGGAGCTTCAATAACTTCTTCGACCTGTGGTGATGAGTCCACAACGACATCAGACTGAGTAGTATCACTCATGGGATTGGGTTTCCTTGAATCGGATTTACACGCGCCTCACGGCGACCTAGTTTTGACTGTCTAGTAACAGTGATATAAACATAATCTATAACAGGTATTTAGTCAAATGATTAAGACGGCCTCGCCATTTTATCGCGCCATTTTATAAACTCGCTCATTGTCATTGAGCCTATAATTCTAGGCTTTATCCCAACATCACAAACAACAGGAGGCTCGGAAACATCTAGACGCTCAGTTTCGACAGGCGCGTTAATAATGTCACCAATCAATGGATTGATTTTGTTTATTTCATACGGCTTTGCGTTGCTTTCTTTAGCCTTTGCCATCTGTTCATCACTCCATTGGTCAGCACTAATGGGATGCTCCTTGCCGTAAATATCTTTAATAGCAGTTGCCCAAACATCGCCTAGTTTTTTTATAAGCTCGTTTGATTCTGCCATGTAAGCGTCAAAATTAAAAAACCCTTGCACATCCTGCTTACGTTGTCGCTTTTGAAGTTTCTTTAACTTCTTTTTGGCGTTCTTGATTTTCAATGTTAAATCATCCATCACATCATCTCGCTGTCTTGTTGTAAGCCTGGCAATTGTACACCCGACATATCACCGCCGCCCATGTCATTTTGAGCCATTAAATCCATAGCCATTTGGTCATCCATCGATTGACCTTCTGGCGTTAATTGGCCATCGTCCTGCTCGAACTGTGGCTGCGTGACTTCTTGCTGTTCGTGCTGATACACTTCGCCTTCTTCTGGCAACTCAGGCTGTTGTGCAGCATTACTCAAAGCATCGTTAATCAGTGCTGATACATCCTCAATACTCATGCCGTAATCCTTGGCTAACTTTGCAAATTCAATGTTGGCTTTTACGTCAATTTCGTATTTCTTGAGACGTAGCTCGTCATCTTTGTCGTCCTTTTCGGCTTCCAGCAATTGAATCTGTTTAGTCATTTCATCAATTTGCATTTTGCCTTGTTCAATCATTTGTTGAACTTCAGGCGGCAGTTGTTTCTGTTCGCCGTTTTCATCTTCATTTTCTTGCAGTTGTGGCGGCAACATCTTTTTAGCGCGTTCTGATATTTCTTCCGCGCCGTCCCAATCCATATTTTTAACGATAATATCGCCAGCCATTTCCATCAATGGTGGATAAACTCGCGCCAACTCAATCAAACTATTCAACGCTTCAATACGCTTGGTGGCGTAGCTTGCGCCTTGAGTCACGACTAGGTCATATTTTCCAGTCGTTAAGTCAATGTTTTTCGGTTCGCCCTTTTGCATGACTACTTGATTGATACGCTCTAGCTTTTTACTGCCATCACTACCCATCACGCTAACAACACGCGCCGCGTCATAGATTTTAGGTATCAGGTCGATGATGATTTTGCCCGTCCATTTGATAGCCCGTGCGATGTTGTCAATGTAGGCGAAGTTTGCCGTGTCACCTTTACGTTGTTGCGCCAAGATTGCGCGACCCGACTTCTCGTTATCCTGTTCGCCCAATGACGCGCTAAAGATACCTGTCGTTGACTTCATTTCGTCAACACACATTAAAGCTGCTTCGGTTGCGCCTTTGTCTATAATGCCCGCGTTAATACGATTGGGCATTGCCACGCCAGGTACATCGTTAATCGTTAAATAAGGCGCGTTAGATGTAAGGCTGTCTTGCCATTGCTGCTCAAATCCGTCAATCTGTTTAGCAGTCACTAAAACAGGAGCTTTAGGAGCTAACGCTTTTTGCTCAGTGTCAATTGTGCGCCAGTAGTTGTACATCCGTTGCGGGTCTTTGGCGAAACGAACTAATCCACGCAATGTTCGCTTACCATCTACTAAATCCTCTTTGCCATTGACACCGACAATGGGTAGATATTTACCCGCCCAGTCGGTAGTTTCCAAGATTCCCGCACCACTCATCATGCAGCATTTGATTTTGGTAATGGTTGTTTGACGCTGATTAACGACATTAAAGCCTTGCTCTGGCTTCTCAAGTGTTACCTGTGTATTTCCTTCAAAATCTTGCACCGCGTACAGTGTTGCCTTCTCATCTACTTTGTGCCAATACTCTGCGACAATTACTTGATCTTTATCAACAACCCAATCACTCGTAAAATCGTCAAAGTTATAGTCACTTTCTTCTTTTTTAGGCCATCTTTGTTTGTACTCATCTTTCGCTATCTTAACGCGCACTGTCACACGATTTGCGTCTGAGTAATCGGGCAATACCGCATTCTTATCAAAATAAACAGATAGAGGGTCTCTGATTGATTCAATAATTAATATCTGATTAAAACTATCCTCGTACTCGTAATCAGTCTTAACGCGCCACGCACCAAACCCGAAACAAGCCGTATTTTCAACAGCCGTATCATAAGCAAAGTCAGCATTAGATTCGTTTTGAATTGAGCGAATAAGGCCGTCATAAATAGCTGCAATATCTTCGTCGCCATCTTCGCCAGCATGAACTTTGATAGACGGTTTGTTTTGACGCGCATCACCGACAATCTGGTCAATAAACGCAGGTAATCGGTTAATAGTCTGAATAGGCCGACCGCTTAACTCACGCCCTTTACGGATTAAGTCAGGCCATTGGTCGCCCGCCGCAAAGCGTTGGTCATCGCGCATTAGTTCGCGCTCGTCGCTCTTTGCTTCGATGTCTGCTTTGATGTTAGCGCAATACTCTTGATACAGTTTGTCATCGTCTTTCATGTTGTCATCTCGACAATAGGGTAATTAGTGACTGTCGCACCAGCCTAATATTTCTATTAGTTCAGGAATCGAACCTGACAACTTGACCACAACTCAGTCAGCGATTCGGAATCGAACCGAAAATTCTATTAACCCATCCAACCATGCTGTACATACGCTTTTTTAATCGGCTTATGTTTTACTGATTCTTTAAACGCTACTGCCATATAACGAAACGCATCGCAGCCATGACTTGACCAATCGTGAGCTGGTGTGTTGCGCCTATTGCCGTTTTTATCCGCTTCGTAATGGTAATACTCTAAGGCTTTTATGCCTTCTTTGCACTTATTTTCATCAATCCACACATTCGGCATAGCCATCCGCACCGCGTTTATGCCGTTATCAATGCCAATTTGCGGCACTATCTCAACCCTTAAGCCTAAACCTTCGACTATTTCTTGAATGGTTTTACCCGTTGCAAGGTTAGCGTGTCTGCCATCGTGCGGTAGATAATGACGCTCAAACACATAAGGCTTGTTTTGAATTAGTCTGACATAGTGGTCGATTGATTTACGGTTATCCTCGACATAATCAATAACTCGGTATTGCATTGCCACCATTTGCACAAACCAAATAGCGGTCGAATCACCAAAGCCCAAATCCCAAAATGTATAAACAGGCTTAGACGGCTCATAAGGCACATTAGAGATACGCCCATCATCGCGCATCTTTCGCATTTCATCCATGTAAACAGCGCCGTCTAATACTTTTAAACAATGGCCTTCCCATACCCAAAGATATTTATCTAAGTCGCGCTCTTTTAAATCATTCTTTTCATCAATCAATTCTTGAGATATGTACTTGTTATCAGTCCAATTCATTTTGATGGCGACACAGTTAGCAGGTGGATTGCTAACAAACCTTACATAAGTTGCATCATCATCGAATTTAGGGTTAAAGCTAATCCATATTTCACTGCCTGATTTTCTTATCGTTGGCACTAAAACATCCCACGACATATCACTAATGGCTTCAGCTTCTTCAGCCCAGCACACATCAATACCCTCCATTGATTTAATCTTAGTGATGTTGTGTTTGATGCCCTCAAAGATAAACTCAGTGCCGTTTATTTTACTAAAGATAGTAGTGTTTTGAATTTCGTAGAATGATTGCAGCCCCAAAGACTCAATCTGTTGAGATAGCAGCTTATGGACTGATTCAGCGATTGAGTTTTGAACTTCACGAACGCACAAAACACGAAGCTTTTTGCTTGCGCCGATTAGTAGTAATGCCCTAGCCATTGCCCAAGACTTACCGCTACCTCGACCGCCGTATAGAACTTTGTAACGTGATGGTTTGAATAAAAAGCGCGTTTTAGGTGGGAACTTGGCAACAAGTTCACTCATCATCAAACTCTATTTTGATACTGACAGCGTGTTGAATAGGGTCACCATTCGCACCCGTCACTTCTTGAATTATCTTATCGTTAAACTTGCGCGACATTTTACCCATTGCCCATTTTCTGGTATCTACTCGCAATCTTGACCTTGCAATAAATTCAGTATTAGCGACCTTTCCATTTGCTGTATCAATAGCATCTTGACTAGAATCGTCGGCTATTTCTAGGATTTCATCAAGCAATAACTCAGCCTGTAGCTCTCTAGCTCTCGCGTATTGTGCCGAAAAGTCATCTTTATTTTTAATCCAATCAATCACTGTTGATATGGATGGCATTGCATCATCACGACAAATAGCGCGCAATCCTTCGCCATGAATCAACCTGTCACATATTGTGACTGCTAATTCTTGGCTATAAATTGACGGTCTACCCATCGCCATAAATCAAACCTCTGTACCAATCGTGATATTTAAACTCGTTGACCCTGCCGATGTGATAAAGCCAACATTGCGAACACCAAGCATAGAGTCAGGCACATTAACAAACTCAACACTACCCGCAGGTAAAAACACATCATTCGTTGTTGCAGTTACTGAAACATCATCAAACGCATAATATAAACCGACTGTGCCTGTGTTCGCTAATCGTAACGTGTTAGCAATCACGCCTAAGCCTACAATTGCATAATTGCTGCTTGTACTCGTAACGCTTTGAGTTGTGCCGACTGTACGATTGCTCGCATTTGTCGACAATGTAAATTTACCCATAAGACACCTTTAATAAATAACACGCACAATTGCGTACTCTAGCGTAATTGTATCAGCAGCATTAGCGCATTGAGCTGTAAAAACTAATACCGCGCCGCTATTTGTTTCAATTGCGCTTGTGACTGCTGCTGCTGTAGTTCCGCTACCAGTGCTTAATGCCGCTTGTGTAATTTGTGAATTAGTCGCGTTTCGATTGACAGTTCGTCTATTCATATCAATAAAAGAGGTGTCTGTTTGCCGAGCTGTTGAAAATACAGCAGTCCCGCCAATTCCGCCAAGCCTAGTTCTAAGCGTTTTCACATTTGAATTGTTTGTGTATGACCATAGCGTTGACACCTCAACAATGCTGTTGGGCTGTAAAACTGGAAGCGTGACAGACAAAAGAATATTTTCAGTTGTGCTGCCTGTGTTATTTAATGCTGTTGTTTGTCGAGTGACAATCTGCTCGTTTATTGCACTACCACTGAATCCGCCCATTATCTCATCCCCTCAACAACCCACCACAACAAATATAAAATCCACCCACTAAAACCGATTATTACACAAATGCCTGATACAAGACACAGCTGCAAAAACAGTTTTAGGTATTTCATTTATCGCGCCACTCGTTAAATGATTTTTTTAGCTTAGGCAACGCTATAATAATTTGTATGACCGTATAAAGTATCGTCGCCATTATCAGCCAGTCCTGCAACTGTACTCCTGCGACCGTCATCCCTGTGACAATAATTGGGGGTGATGTTTTTATAGCCGCCATGCTTAACCCATTTTCGATGTGTTGAGATGTATCAGCCATGTTATTTTGCACCCGACTCTTTCTTGACGACTGCTACAATACCCAAAATAATACTTGGTACGCCTGACTGATAGTTACCCATCATGCAATCAGATATGCCATTAAAAATTAGTGCTAAACCTGCAAAACTTGACGGCTCTTTAAATCTGTCAATCATCTTCTAACACTCCAATAGATTCACTCAATATAGCACAATAATTTATTTCATCAAATAATGAATATTGGCCTAAATTGACATAGTCAAGTAATACGTATTACCCTATAATTAACTCATCAAGACGGCAAACGCAGTCTACTTACTAAGAGTAAAAACCATGAACACATTAGCCTACATCGTAAAAAACGGCAAAGCCATTGCTACAGTAATGACAGACTTAGCGAACGGAACAAGCGTTAAATACGCTTTTGATACCTGCACAGAATCACTAAATGCAAACCGTGAAAAAAATCTTGTTAATGCTCGTGACGCTAAAATTTCACGCGCTAAAAAGTGGACTAATGCCGAGTGCGGTACTGGCGTTAAAATCAATGATGGTGAGTTCTTAGTTTATGAGTAAAGAAACAAAACAATCGCGCTACTCAAAAAAAGTAGTTCGCGTCGAGTTGACGATAAACCCTGAGAGCGAGTCAGAATTGCTAATCTCGCTCAACAGGCTAATAGCAATTCATGGCGGCAAAAATCAAGCTATTAAATATTTGATTCTCAACGCTAAGTAATAAAAAAGCCCGATGATTAGTCGGGCAAAGTTTTATGCTTTTGCCATGAATATTTCAATCTTCTATATTGACTTCGTAACAAATTAAAGCATTGTATGCTCTTTGGTCTATTTTAGACTTGTATTCATTAGCCACTTTCTTGATAATTGCTTCTTTAAATTCCTTGTAAGCTTTAAAAGCTTCTTCTGCCGTAAAAAAGCTTCCTAAATAACTAGCATCTCCAAATTCGTTATTACAAGTAGCTTTGTATTTATTTCTATGTAAGCGTACACCGATAGGGTATTCCCCTCTGGTTGCATTAGACTTTACTAATAGTGTGTTTATTCGGATTGGTATAAAAACACAAGTATTTTCGCTATACACCTTACTATCTTTTGATAATAAATCTTTATCTAAACACCACTTATCTCCGTTGCCATCTATACATCCAAAACCTATTTGTTTTTGACACCACTCATAAAAATAGGAATAATTTTTAAAATTATTAGAACAGGTTACATTGATGTAAGTCGGTCTTTTAATAAAATATGTTTTACTGCAACGAGTAAGCATATCTTGCCATAACCTATATTCTTTCTGATGAACACTATTTATTTTTGATGGATACTTGCCATCATTTATTCCTATGCCTTGCACTAAATTAGCCATTTTCAAATCTCAGAAAAGAAAAAAGCCAACTGTCTAATCGGGTGACAAAGGGAAAACAACAAACCCTACCGATATTAACAATTAGCTTTTTTCTGTTGTTTAAGTTTGCCTGTTCGTTGTCACACTATCAAGCGCAGTAATTATATCACAAAATAAAAAAGAAAAAACCCTCAGTTATGAGGGTAAATGCGCTTCCTTGCGCTGGATGATCTCTAAACTCTCTCAGTACCAAATCTATCAATAATCAAACAGTCACGACGACCGCCATTTTTAACAAACGATATATGTACCCACGAATTAAACTCTAAAATCAATTGGTCAAATTGTATATTGCTTTTCTTGATTGCGTCAAAAACCTGCTTTGGCTCACCGAACAATTGACACTTAAAGTCTATAGCCTCACCCTTTAAATGCTGTGAAGTGTCTTTGCTGCCAATGCGTCGATTAACTTGCAGACAGCGATAACCGCTTGATATATTTACGGGATTGTTTAACAGTTCACGCACTTTATCTAACTGACTTGCTGTATATTTCAGCGCCTCTAATGTTTCGGCATTCGGCATGTTATCAATATCATGGTCTTGTGCAAGTTTACTAAAAATCAACTCGCGCAAACTGAAATACTTAGATAAATTCTTCATAATCCGTCAACCAAAAAACATTATCAACTGAGCATAGCATGACGCAACAACAATACAATATTATTTTGCACTGCATGATTTTGGCACTTGGCGGATTAGCTTTATTAGTGGTGTGTTTGTTTTATTATATGTAAATAAAACAAACACTTAGAATTTTAGAGATGTGTTATACACCTGCATAGGTGTCTAAAACAGAGTTGGGCATCACCACCGTTTAACCTTTCCTTTGCCTCTTTTAATTTCAGGTCTATTGGTTGGGTCAATTACAAAGCATTTTGTGTCATGCTCGTGTTCACCAGCCTTAAACAAAATATACTTTTCAGCGTCAACTTCGCGTCTGTCCACTTCCAT